AATGAAATATGCAATATACACATGTGCATGAAATGTGTATATCAATGGTGCACGAATGTACGTGGTGCTAACCCTAATCGTTTTCCGTGCCCAGGTTGCAATGCGTCGAAAATAATACCTTTTGACGCATTCATACGAATTCGCGCGGCTTCCGGTTCATATCCAGAAAATGTGCCGGTCTCGCAGGGGTTCCGACGTAGGTTGGATGCCCCCCTGGACCGCGCCCGCCGCCGTGTAGACGCGCCACAGAATAGAAGAAACAACGAGGCACCCCCCATGCCTCAACCACCAGGTGTCAATGTTCCACACAGGGAAGAGCAGGTCCTACCCGAGGGACCTGTGGTATTACAACCTCATCCGAGAGTAGTAGGAGAGGCTCCCATTAGAAGACCGCAAGAACCGGTCCAACCACCACACATTGAACCTGCCACACCCCTGCGCGTAGGACCCCCCCGTGAATATGAAAGGGTCGCACGCGTCCAAATATTAAACCCAAGCACATTTTGGACTGAAAACCAAAAATTTCATTATTTAATGTTATTTGTGTTATTAGGCTCCTCGACGTTACTGCTGTCGCCTATATTTGATATAGCCACAAAGGTAACCAAGGTGATTTCACAATCACATACGTACTTGGCTTATATGCTGCTTAACTTCATAGTTATCGTAGCGTATGTAATATATCATTTTGGACGGCGTCACCCGCGCAGATTGGAGCAAATGGAAGGGATACCAACCCGATATGTGACTCACTATGATTTACTTAGATCTGCTAATGACTACATAAGTAGTTATTACCAGACTATTAGTGAGGTCGACATATACCCGGTATGTGCCGAATACCTAATAGATAGATTAGGAGCTGGAACTTCGTCTCCAGACATGGCGCGGGTTGTATTCACTACATGGAATGCTCCGACCACACCCTTTGGGTTCACACCTAACCCCACCATTCGTCATAACACAATATTGTACGTCTGCCAAACGATCGATATCATGCGACGACGAGAGGAGGTGATGTTAGGTAGTAGACCTAGAGGTATCCCGTACATGCGAATGTGACGGGATTGCCTCCCTACTGGTGTGTCTGCAATGGAGATACACAAGTATGGAGGCATTTCTGCTGTTCCAGATCCAGGGTTTGTCTGGTCGGGACGTTTCGAAGTCGAAAGATCTTCCTTGAAGTATTTTGACAGTAGAGGTATGCTCACTTTTCCGGATCGAGGGAAAAGCGGAGAGTACCATACTGTATTCGGACCAAGTTTTGTTCATAATGGCGAGCATTTTATACCCGACAATGTCGGTCTATCCGTGGCACTTACGCGATTAACCGCAGCCCGGAACACGACAGAGTTCGTGAATGGTATACCTATGCACGAGCATTTGAAGAACCAGCAGAAAATAAATTTCACTTGCGAGTACATGCGACCATGGATAGCGCATGTGCAATCAGGAGTTTACAGTTCGAGCGAACTAGCTGAGATTCTTAGAGAGGGGTGGACGGAAAAAGTACACCCGAAACGCCTCCTCCGACAACATGTGGAGGAGGAGTATTATCATACTATGCCGTATCATGAATCTCACGCGTACGCGGTAGAATACAAGGTTAAGAAAGGCGAGACCTTAAAGAACAACGGTAAATTGCGTGGCATAGCGGATCTTGGTCCACACGCATGCGCAATTTCCGGGTATTACATAGATATAGTCAAAGACGCAATGAAAAAACCATATTACTACAAAGGATGTGAGATATTGTATGTCTCATGTCCTAAGAATGAGCTCCTAAAAGAAGTATTTAGGAAGTTATTTAATCC